GCAGGAGGGCAACTCATCTTTCAATAACTACGTGGTGCCTTATTCATCCACACAATTTAGAATAATAGCCCATAGTCCAACACAATACACCTACATTGGAAGCTCTTATTACATCATAACAGCAGCGAACAATCAGTTCAGGCTCTCTTTTAGATTCAAAAAAGCATAACAACGTAATTTTAATTGGAGAAAAATATGCCCCTTGATGTTACACCAAATACAATCACCTTAGACAAAGTAAGAATTGAACAATTTACGGTCAGCCCGCAATTAAATGCTGTGATGATTCATTATTCACGAGGCTACAATGACGAAAATGGACAATACGTCACAAAAGAATTTGATAGCGTCGACATTAAAGGCACAAGTTTCAACGCAAGTCTTTACGAAGAAGTCAAAACTACGTTATATAATTTATTAATGTCAAAATTATCACAATAATTTTACTTCAATATTTCATAAATTATTTTTTCACAATGGATGAAAGTATTCAAAGATATATTTCACAAGTCGATTTAGAAGAGATAAAACAATTAAAACAAAAGTTAAGATTTACGGAATTACAACACAAAGTTTTGGAGCAAGAATACACAATCTTAATTTTAAGAACATTCATAAAAAATAGAATGAGTGACAAGGACTGTTTTGATGAAGAAACAGGTTTGATTAAACAAATAGAACAATAAATTTATTGTCAAAAGAATAAAAGGGAGGTTTTTAGCCTCCCTTTTATTTTTAATTTCATTATGTTTAGTTCACTTCTTATCAACTGGCAGGTTAGCTGAAACACTAGAAACAGGAACTGTGCCAGTAACAGCAGGGGATGTCGCAGAAACTGTGGGAACTACAGTAGGAACAGCTTCCGCAGTCACAACAGCAGATGCTGATGAATCAACAGAAACAGGATCTTTTCCATGACAACCAAAAACACAACATCCAATTGCTAAAAATAATACAAAATTCTTCATTTTTTCTCCTAAATGTAACCAAATGTAATCCTATAGATTAGGCGATTATAAAGTATACCTGAATCAATCGGTTGTACCAAAATATTACAACTTGTTACAATGCTGATTCATATATGAATCATATACAATGATAATTTTTTGATCAACGTCTCTTTGATCTCTTTCTCGAATATAAACCGGGAACCTAACCCTACCATCTTTCGTCAATCCGTCTCCTGTAAGAGGATCAGGTTGACCTTCCATCTCAATGATTCGTCCAATCCATGAATCCGGATCTAGATTGATATCGGCCTTCAATTTGTCAGTAAATCCACCGGCCACTCGAGTCACCACACCGTTCGGCAGGACGACCTCAAAGCCACCCCACAGGCCCTCACGCTTGGAGCCTCGACGGCCCTCGTAGTGACCCACGATAACTCCTTCGTAAGTGGCGATAGGTTTCATTTTTCTAATATTAGAAGATCTTTTAAAGAGGTACGGAGCCACCAGGTCCTTCACCATGATGCCCTCGTAACCGGCGTCGGTGTCATGCAGGTAGGCGGCGAGGAGTTCCTCCTGATCATTGACGAGTCGACCCTGAACTTGTACCACAGCCGGGTCTCCGACCTGCGATACCAATTCCTTGGCGAGTTCCAACCTGTCCTCGAGGTCGAGGTGGCTCTCCTGGTCTCGCCAGTCCTCGAATGGTAGGGCGTCGAAGACGTGAAAGACCATTTTCGAGTCGTCCTTACCTTTCTTATGGGACATGACTACCGAAGCTGAATCATTCCACGTTTCACCCATAATTTCGCCGTCGAGGATGAACTCGTCCCACGGAGCCGATTCGAGGAGAGACTTGATCCGGGGTAGGGTCTCGAGGGCGGTACCGTTGCGGGTGAACATCGTCACCTCACCGGAATGTTTCACGGCCACACACCGGAGACCATCGAGCTTCGGTTCTACCCACGTCGGGTACAACACAGGTTCGCAGATGATGATTCCTTTGCCGTCCTCGTGCCGAGTCTCTAGGGTCTCGGCTAGTTGAACCGAGAATCCAACGATGGCACCGGGCCACACCTTGTTGACCGTGGTGGACTGGACGCCACACCGGAGGTTCTTCAGGAGGATCCTCTGGCACCACTTCTGTTGTGGTCCGGTCATGTCCATGAAGAGCCGGACCACGAGGTCCTTGGCGGCATTGCCGGTCACCTTACGAGTGGAGAGCTTTTCGTAGATATCCTCTAGGAAATGCTCTAGAACGAGATCATCTGCGCCGATCCCGTCTGCCTTGGGCATCTTGAATTTGTTGACGTAGTAATTGATGTATGGGTCACCAGCGGCCACGAAGACCTTCTTGAGGAGGTCGTTGGTGACCTGCGACTCAAGAAGTTCCTCTTTGAATAGACGGGAATTGTTGGCCTCGAGCTGCTCCAGGATGTCGATGACTGACTGCATAAGACTAGTATACCATCTAGTGGTGCAATGTTTGCACCTAATCAATGATCAATCCCAATAGTCTTTTTTGAATTCAAGCTTCATCTCTTCGACGATTGAAGAGATTTTCTCAACAGCTTCCTTGACGATCGGTCCATCTTTCTGAGGATCATTCAACTTCAATGTTTCGATGGATTCAACTATCTTGCTCAAGGCAGATGCATTATTGATCGTTCTGATTGCACGCTGCTTCTTTTCAGCTGATGGCTTATCTGACGACTTATCTAAAAACTCCGTTGATCGACGCGTCTGATTACCGATCTTCTTCATCTCGACGTCATAAACTAAGACTCTTTTCATTGAAAACTCACTCCATCACTGCGGGTCTGACGGCTCCTGTTCGGATCTCTTCATCAGTTTCTTTTGCTTCTTGGTCATGATCTTTGATTGACCAAATGATGCATCTTGCAGAACGACTGAAACTTCAGAATCGCCTGATTCATCCATGACAGATAACTGCGGTTGAAACTCTTCAAAAGAATCTTCATCATCGGTCATCGACTGGCCTGTAGACTCTTCAATCACCGGTGCAGGAGGAATCACGACCACACCCGCGGCCGGATTCGAAACATATCTATCTACGCACTCAGTAAAAGATGACTGATGCGGCGTCAAAACGCCTAATCTCTTACACGTGCTGTCCAATCCTTCGTAAGTTGTGATTCCTCGATCCTTAAGGAACTGTTTCAACGTTGACTTTCGTCGACGAAGAAGATCCTCAAGTTTGATCTGAGATTTTTGTTGATATTTCGTTGCCTTCATGTTCAATGTTTCCTCACTGTTTCTAGGTCTTGTAGTAGATCTGCGATTCCGCTCTGGAACATGGGGGAACGAGCGACGACGTCCAACCTTTCATCGGTCATGTCAATTCCGTACTGGTTAGTAATTGCCTTGGCGAACTTGCGCATGACTCGTAGCACGTAGTTTCTCGCAGAGGAGTGATTCATTGTATATCCAATCTCAGTCATTGTATCTGCGATGTCTCGATAGTTGACGCCATCGTCAACGGTTGCGTATCCGTTATCGAACCTTTTACCTTTTTTCATCATGTGATCAGGCATCCTTCTTTGATTTTGGGACGAGCTTGATGTATGGTGCAGATGACATCTTGGGAGCAAAAGATGCATTCCTCAGGATCTGCATCCTGTTGCTGAAATCCTCCTCAATGTCATTCTGTTTCTTGTTCTGCTTGTGAACGAAATCTAGAACGTCTAGGTACAGCATCGTACGAAGACGATCATGAGAGTATCTCATGTACAGAGCATGTCCTAAGAACATGATCATCGTGAACAGCAAGTTAGCGCTGGGGGTCTGCAAAAACTCAAAAACTTTGTTCATCACTTCATTCCTTCTCCTGATGCAATCATTTCCAGTTCTTCTGGAGAGACAGCGTAGCTATCATCATCCATGATATCGTCGACAAGTCCAAATCGAAGCCGCAGGATTGCAGCCTCCTTTGGAGTCAATTGTTCCAAGACTCCTCTTGCAACGTTCATCAACTGTTGAGATGAGATCATCTCAAGAGGGTTCAACGAATTGTGATCGACAAGTTTATCTTCTAGAGTGTCAGATCCAGGATCTGCGGATAGCGGCTGGTCAAGCGAGATGATGTGGCGTCCTGCGAACGTCGTTGCGTTGTATACTGCATCAGATGTACCTGTCATCTCCTTCAATTCTTCGATCGATGGATCACAACCCATCGTCTGACGATACTCCTCTGCAGCTGCAGCCATCTTCTTTTGAGCGGTCACTGCGTGTGCAGACATCCTGACGATTCGTTTACGCTTTAAGATGTACTGACCGATAGCTTGCTTCACCCACCAGGTCGCATAGGTTGAGAACCTGAATCCCTTCGTCCAGTCAAACTTCTCGATCGACTTCATGAGTCCGAGGTTACCCTCTTGGATCAAGTCTTCGATCGGAATGTTGTATCCCTTGTACTGTTTCGCGATGTAGACGACGAGTCGTAGGTTGGATTCAACGAGCTTCTTCTTTGCTCTGTCTGCCGCGCCGCCGCCGGTACCGTACTCCTTGAAGAGATCGACCATCTCGATGTGAGACAGCTGAGGATATCGTTTCAGAGATGCCAGGTAGTTGGTCATCACGTTTCGATCTTCGCTTGAGATGACCGCTCGGCGAGGTGAAGGTGTCGTTGCTTTTTGTAGTTGCATGTTCAGTTAAGCTCCGTAGATGGGCCACTGGACAACCAGGTTGCATGAGCTGCGCGTCGGTTCGTGCGCATGTGCATCTCTCGTTGAACATAGCACATCTCAACCTCCCATAGGTAGGGATTCAATCCGTAACGTCCTACGTGACCGATCGCATCGTTCAACGATCGACCGAG